TGTTTACCGTATTCGGTAGTTCTCATAATAGTCCGGGGTTGGGTAGGAAAAACATATGGCGAGGACGATACGATTCGGGTCGCCGCTATGTCTAATAATTAAAAACTAAGATCTGATTGTTCTAGCTTTGCTACAACGTCAGCTCTATAAGCTGGGTCAGTGTCATAACGAGGATCTCCCATTGCTGCTACGAGTTCAGATTGAGATCTGTAAATGTCGCCTGAACTAGAAGCTGGTTTGCCTTGTAGCATTCTTCCTTCGTAGCCGTTGGCTTCGTTGTATTGTGATTGAAGTCCTTGGAAAGCAATGCCAATAGCTGCTGGATTTCCTGAATCAACTACAGAATCGAACGCGTCGATCTGGTTGTCCGGGAGATTACTTCCAGCCCACTCAATTACGTTGTCGTAATTAGCTTGTCCACCTGCTGCATTAACTACACTATTTACCTGTCCTTCGGATAGTTGAATAGATTGTTGTTGTGCTTGAGGATTGTTAGCTTGAATTTCTAAGTAAGCATTAACTAAATCTTGACTACTCATTTCTGAGAATCTTTCTATAGTCTCTTCACTAAGAGTTCCATTGTTTGCATAGTATTCTTCTGACGCTTCGTTGATCAGACTGACCGCAGGAGCATCCTCAAATACCTCTTCATCGCTTCCTTCTTCTTCTTCATATCCTTCGTCACTTTCTTCGTAGTCTGTTTCTTCTTCTTGTCCAAGTTTCTTTTGTAATGATAAGTATGCTTGTTCTAAATCTTCAGCACTTTTATATTTACCAGCTAGTAGTTGTTCTTGTTCTGCTACTAACTTCTCCCCTACCTCAAGAGAGTCTTGTTCCTCTGAGGTTAAGACTTCTGTATCTGGAGAGTTATCACTCGTAAATGTTTCTGCCATTTATTCTGGTTGTTCTTGTGGTGGTTGCATTCCTTGCATGTTTCCAGAGTCAGCTAATTTAGAATTTGCAAACTGACCAGCTTGCTCAAGTAGAGTCTGGTTCTGTTGGTTCTGCATCATTTCATCTTTCGCTTCTGCAAGTTGTTGTTCAGTCTTAACAAGATTTAGTACATCAATACCTTGTGCAGCAGCAAGACGTTTGATTGCTTCCAGTGGGTTGATGAATTTCATCAGTGACTCTGGTCCTAATGTCTGTGCAATTGTCTGCACGAACATAGTTAAAGCTTCTCTGTCTTGACCACGACCTAGTGCATTAACACCAGCTACAATTGCTGGTCTAATAACATCTTTAGGTAACTTTGGTAGTTCGTTACTTCTCTGTAAAACTAAAAGTGTTCTATCTAAATAGGGTATGAGGAAAGATACAGTTAACAAGCTGAAGATTCCACCGAGCTGCTGCTCAAGCTCTAACTGTGTAAGGCGGACCTCCTCTGCTGTTACTCTTTCTGCATTCCTTACGTTCATCACGAGGAAAGCTTCAAGCAATCTTCTCTCTATAGTCTGTGCCATCTGTGCAGCAGTAGAGAAGTCAGCAGTCTTACCTACTTGTACAACTTGTACGTCTTCTGCTCTACCTTGAACGATGGCTCCGTTTCCAGCCTTTGCGATAGTGGCTGGCTTTGTAGTTGAAGATGGGCTGACTAAGAAAATAACTTTACTTGCCGCCGCAGCTCCTTCAACTAGAGCTTGTGATAATCCTTCGAGAGATTTGAGATCACCAAGGAACTCTTCTACTCTGCCACGTCCATACTGTTCTCCATCTACTGAATTAAAAGTCAGGACTAGCCATGGACTTGCATTCTTAGGAGCAGTACTTCTTGTGTTTTGAATTATCTTATCTAATACTTCTTGGTGCCATACCCATCTGCCGTTCTCTAGTTTCACGTACGTATAAACTTCGACATCATCTGTATGACTACCGTTAGTGTCGTCTACACCTGTATTAGGTTCTGGCTTTGGTATTTCATACCCAAGCACGTCACGACTTATCAATTCCTTTGTAACTATTTCTAGGACGTTACCATTTCCATCTCTATTAACGACATACCTATTGAGTGGGTAGTTCTTAATACCATCCTTACCCATAAATAACAAAGCATTGCCACCAACAATTAAATGTTTAAGTGCTTGGTGTATAACAACTCTGTCATTTGATGCAGCGATATAGTCCATGACCATTCGTTCCATCTTAGATAAAGAAAGATCTAACTCTCCTCTTGCCTCTGGTGGTAAATCTTCACCTAACTTGTCCTCTCTTACTTGTAGCTTAAAGAAGGATCCTTGTGGAGGTAGGATTGCAAGCATGAGTTTTGCCGCAAGCCCTACAACACACTTAGATCCAACCGATTGCCACGGAATATTGAGAGTTTCGTGTGTTGGTCTTGAAGATGTATCGTCTTGAATTAAATAAGGTAACGTGAGCTTTGCACAATCAACGGCTTTGTCTAGGAATTGTCTTCGATCTGTTACCAGTTGATTGTATCTTTCACGTGCTGTCATTAGTTCAGTCCTCCACCTTTACCGGTGTCAGTACCTGTATTAACTTTGGGATTTAATTTAATCCTTAATGATCCTGTACCTTGTGAGTACTGGTTTTTATTTTTATTACCACGATCATCTTTAGCTCTTCTTACCTGTGGATTCACATCCTTAATCATAGGATCAGGAGGTGGTGCCGTTGGTGTTGGAGGTAAAGGAGGTGGTGGAGCTGGTGGTAATGGTGGTGGTGTTGGCGTGCCGCCTCCTCCAAATATACACATTAGATTTCGTCCTCTTCTATTGATTTGATGTAATCAATTACGCTTGCTTGTCCAGCTCTATACATAATTGATTCAATTGATTCTTTTGGATGGATAGGTTCCCACCCGAAGTTATCGTCTAACTTATTTATTAACTCTTTAAGTCTGTCGTTGTGAAGCTTAAGAGTATTGAGGGAGATTGACATTCGAGTGCTCGAAAAAAGCAGGCATTCTAGCTGCCTTGGTTTGTGAAAATTCTGGTGCTTTGCCTTCGTACATAAGTCTGTCGCTGGCATCTAACCAAAATTTTTTGTCTAAATATCTATCGGAACTTTTCTTAAGAGGTTCCATAACCCAGTTGATTGTTGCCTTCCTTAGAAGGTCAAGAGATCTACTTGGTTTAAGTCCTAGCTCTGCACAGACTAAAGAATTAGCTGCCACATGGACCTGCTCATCCCTTGATATGTCTGCACTTACGGTCCTTAGACCGGCATCTCCACAGAACCTGAAGAACGGTAGTAATACAAAAAAGATTGCTCTCTCTGCTACTAACGCCTTACAAATGGTGTGGTCTGGATGCGCTTCCCACGCTGCACGTAAGCGTAATGCTTCGGCTTCGGCTTTTTCATCTACGCCTAGTGCGTTGGTGATATATGTGAGAGCAAGATCATGCTTGATCTCGTCCTGAACATTCGATTCTAGAAGTGCTCTAGCAGTGTCGGGAACTTTTTTATCAAGTGCGTCTGTAATAAACTCGCCAACTGGTAACTCCATATGGCGTATTGCAAGGGCACGGTAGATGGTTTCTTCTGCACCTTCTTTTAGTTTTCCTTTAGATGTTTGAACGGGTGTCCAAGTTCTTTTTCTGGACAGTAATTTTAAGTAGGGGTTCATGATTATTTAAATTGCGGACCATTCATCCAAGCAACGAGGCTGTATCTTGTCCCATTTACAACTGGCTTCACCCGGTGCACGACCCACGCTGGAAATACAGCGATTGATCCAGCACTTAGTGGAACCGAAGTTATTTTTTCTGCACGTAAAGAGGTTGGATCAAGTAGTTCCAACTCTCCTCCAGTAAACTCATCATTAAGTAACAATGATATTGATAACTTTCTTTTCATTGGCTTATCAATATTAAGCTGATCTACATGCCATTGATAATTTTGACCGGGTTCATACTTAGTTACTTGTATGCCTGAGTCAAAGTGATCTAGGTCGTAGTGAAAATAATCATTGTTTGCACTTATCATAATGTTGTGTAATATACCTGCTATCCAATGGTCCCAAGGTAACCAACACTGTTGAGATGATCTTGATTTTTCAGGTGCATCATGACCTTCAGTGAGACTAACCATATAGGTCAAGTCCTTACACTGTTTCAACATCTCATTTAATATTAGTTGTGGTAACTGTGGGTTGATAGTGTATATAGTTCTACCGGGAAAATAACTATTCATTGCTGACAGTCACAAGAACTTTCGTCTGGTTTGTTACTCATAATGTCTGCCAAGTAATCTTCTACAGAGGTACCTTCCAATGCTGCATAAGCATCAGTCTTATCCTGTGTATCTGGGTTTACTTGCAGCGCATAGTATAAAGAAGTTTGTGGGCTGAGTAACCACTCTTCTATAAATGCTTCATCGTAAGTCACCATATCGCTCCAAGAGTTGAAGCTATAGCCATGTAGCAATTCTGTTCTATCGAGCATGATCATTATTTGATCTGCTACTTTCTTATAAACATCCCAGCCTACTTCGCTGGCTATTTCTACGTCGCCGTATTGTACTTGTTCTACACCAAACTCTCCTGAATCCCTGTCAACTACACGGCTGATAGGAGGAGCAATCTCTGGTGTGCATGTAAAGCCTTCGAGATCTCTGCTTCTGTACGAACAACTAGCGGTTGGAGCTATAGCGAATGCTCTTTCCATTGTGTTTGCACGAGCAATGTTAGCTGCTTCTTGTATGCCCAGAAATAGTTCGCGTGCAGCTAAACCTGCGATACCATCGAAACTCTCAGCATTATTAGTAGCCTCAAGAGCGTCGCCAAACTGGGCATATGTTATTCCGTTAATTCGGAGGAAGTTGGAAAGTCCAAGCATTCCGAGCCCGACTTGCCTGTCTTGTTCCGGGGGTAGGTACTCTCCAGTCCCTCCAACACCTGTTCTGCCATGAAGATCGCACAGCTCGGACATACCTTCACGGAAAGTTTGTCGTAAGTCGCCGATACTACAGGCACCGAGATTGACATGCTGGAGCAGGCAAGTTCCGCGTGAGGGCAAGTAAACTTCCAAGCAGACATTGCTGCGAATTCGTTTAGAGTTTTTGTCATGTTTTATTTTTGAGAGCCAAATATCTCCTTTTGCAATTCCTCCAAGGATTGCTTCTTTTGTTGAAGCTTTTGCACTGTGCCAGAGTTCAGTGGTGAGGTCAACACATCTTTTAATCCATGGGAGCTCGGCTCTGGAGACTTGCACGAAGTCAAGAATATCGGCGTGGTCAATGTCACAATGAGCAACCACCGCGCCGTTACGGTAGCTCCCACCTCTTCTAAGTATTTCATTTAATGTTGAGTAAATTTTTAAGAATGAGACTGGACCGCTTGCAACAAGCGTGTCAGGTCCCTTATTTGTTTCTGTTCCTGCTGGTCTGAGATCCGACACGTGGACCGCGACGCCTGCTCCGAAACGTAGAGCATGCGATACAAATCTCCAGCTTGCTTCAATCCCATCGCTTCCTTCCATTGAATCCTGCACGTTAAATATTGTGCAGCTAACGGGTAGACGGTTTGTTGGATTATCAATCCATTGCTGGACTCGACCAGTCCTAGCGATTTTATTTGCGTGATTCGATTTCATTTAATAAGTAATGGGCAGCTTTTTTTAAATCTTTTAAGTCGTCGTCTTTATATCCAGCTCGACATATATATTTGATTACATTTCCAAGGTGATAGTTCAGGTTTTGATCTCTAATGAAATCCCATACTTCTATGTTTCCTCTCTGGTAGTAATCAGGACC